AGCGGCAGCGGCTCGCGGAGGCAGCGGTCAGTGACCCGTCGGTGACGCACGTGATGTGGTTCGACTCCGATCTGCGCTTCCCGAAGGAGACGTTGATCCGGCTCCTGGCGCATGATGTTCCGGTGGTGTTCGGGGGATACACTGAGCGGAAGCCACCCTTCAAGCCAGCGGTATTCGTCGACCCCAAGGACTTCACGAAGCGGGCGTGGTCGACCCCGGAGTCCACGGGACTCCTGCAGGTGATCGCCGGTGGCTTCGGATGCGTGCTCACTGAGGCGCCCGTCTTCCAGAAGATGCCCAAGCCCTGGTTCCACATCGGCTGGAACAAGCACATCGAGGACTACCTCGGTGAAGACATCTACTTCTTCCTGCAGTTGAACGGCCTCGGCATTCCCGCGTGGCTCGATCAGGACCTAACGAAAGAAATTGCTCACATCGGGGACTTCGAGTATACCCCGGAGCACGCGGTTCAAGCGGAAGCGCGTCGTGAGCAGGAGGCCGCGAAGGCGGCAGAGGCGAAACCCGAGTGACGGCACCCGTCGCAGTCCCGAAAATCACCGACTACGCGAGCCTGCAGGGCGCGATTGCCGATTTCCTGTACCGGTTGGACGACCCGGACATCGGTCAGAAGTCCGCGCTCTTCATTTCGCTCGCGGAGGCCGCGATCCGGCGCGATCAGGAGTGGTTCAACCAGACCTACTCCCTCGCCAACGGGGGTCAACCGCTCTCGACGACCCCAAACCCCACGCAACTGCCCGCGAATGTGAAACAGATCACCGCAATTTGGGCGTCGACAGGCACCTACCACCACGACATCCAGCTTGTGCCGATTTCCGAGTGGCGTCACCTCGCTTCTTCGAACCTGGACGCCTCCGGCATCCCGACGCGCGCGGTGTTCATGCCCGAGATCGCCACGGCCGGCGGATTTCTCGACGATGTAGGCACCTCGACGCCGTCGCAGGGGCCCTTGCTCTTCCTGTGGCCCCAACCCACGGGCGCCGATGGCTTCGCGGTCGACTTTCAGTACGTCGCAGACGTGCCGGAGTTGTCCACGACCGTCACAACCAATCCCCTCCTGCGGCGTCACCCGGATTTGTACCTCTGGGGCTCGCTCATTCAGAGTGCGCCGTTCTTCCAGGCCGATGACCGCATGCAGATGTGGCAAACCCTCTATACGAAGGCCGTCCGCGATGTCAACATCGAGATCGAGCGCGCGAAATTCTCGGCCAACCCGAAGCGTCCTCGGTTCCGTGCCCTGCAGTAAAGGAAACCCATGCCCGATACATTGACTGCCGTCTGGCAATTCACGAAGCCTCAGGTTGGTGGAAGCACGAATACCTGGGGTGGCAAGTTGAACACCGACGTCGACGCCCTAGACGACTTGCACGCGCGCCCGCGTCCGGTCTTCTTCGATGCGACGAGCGGTGCCGGCGCTGTCAACCTCGTGAATGGCCTCGCACAGGAGATCGACATTACCACCCCGATCACGGTGGCGGTCTCGAACGTCCCTACGAACCCACCGAGCACGCTTCCGATTTGGACCCGCATCTGGCTCCGGCTGAAGAACGGGGGCGGCAAGGTGACGTGGCCCGGGTCGGTGACGTGGCTCTCCGGCGAGGTACCGGAGTTGAACACCGCAGGCATCGACGTGGTGATGCTCGGGACGACGGACAATGGCACGACCTATGTGGGTGACCACCTGGGCGCGGGAATCGCGGACAAACCAGTCGCCGGCACGCTCGCGGAAGGCGCGACGATCCCCGTCGACCTGCAGGTAAGCGATACCTTCTCCATCGACTTCAGCGCGGTCTCCTCGACACGGACGGATACGTTCACACTGACCGGCGCGAGCCGGAATCGGCGCCACCTGCGTGTCTACGTGACTCCGGTCGGCGTCACCGGCGGGGGCCCCGTACTGACAGTGGCGTGGCCGGCCTCGGTGCACTGGCTGACGGGTGTCACCCCCATCTTCCAGACGAATGACGTCGCGAAGATCGTGGTGGACCTGTTCACCCCTGATGCAGGAGTGACGTGGTTCGGGAGCACGAGCAATGTGCTCGGGGGCTCGACGCAGCGTACCCAGGTGAGCCTCGGAGCACTGGCGCTCACGCGTGGCTCGCAGACCACCATCAGCTTCAACACGCCGGCGGTGTTCGACACGCCGCTACTGATGTACAACCACGCGACCAATCCGACGCGGCTGACAGTCCCGGTGGGCTACACCCCCGGCGCTCCCATCCGCCTCGTGGCAGAAGCCTCATGGAATCCGGCCGGCGGCAACACGGCGGGGTCCTTCTGGGTGGGCATCCTAAAGAACGGGGCGCCGATCTCGGCCATCGGGATGAATCAGGCTGGAATCATGCTCGCAGCGGGGCATACGACCGTGGGCGCGAACCTGCCATTCGACGTCCAATTCGAATTCCTCGATCCCAACCCCATTGTGGGCGACTACTACGAGATGTTCGTCCAGAACGACAGCACAGTCGGTGGCATCGTGGGCGCACAGTTTACCGCGATCCGAGCGGGGAACCCATGAGCCATCTCGTGATCTCGAAGGTGATTGACAAGGTGTCGACTGGCTGGCGCGCGGTCGGCATCACGGTGGCGCTCGCTGGGGCGACCCTTGCGGCCGGTAAGAGCTTCGTCAGTCTCCTCCACACGCCGCAGTTGATTGTGTCGCACGATTCGACCATGCGGGCGGCCAACGACACCACAGAGCAGATCGCGCGCGAGTCATTGAAGCAACTGAAGCTCACCAACTGCATCCTCCTCGGACTCGAATCGAAGCTCGCCTGCTCCCTGCACGCGAGCCATTGACTAGGAAGGGCGGGGGACCGCGACCTGCGGACCCCACTACGCACTAGCGGCCCTCGTTTCTTCCTTTCAGCGGTACCCCTCATGTTCAACTGGCTGACGAAGGATCGACTCCTGCACGGCCTCGGCACCCTTGGGGTGTTCGACGTCTACTTCCGCAGCGTGGTCGGTTCGCCGTTCGACGTCGCGCTCGGCGGATTCGTCCTGCTGCTCCTCGGAGTGGCCGGGACGAACGCGTACTTCAACTCCCCCGCCGTGCAGGCTGAGGCGCAGGGGGAAGCACAGGCTCAAGAGGCCATTGCGGCTCGTCGGGCAAGTGTGGGCGGAGATCATGAGCCTACTCCCTAACGAACAGGTCGAGGCCGTCCTCGCGGAAGCGCATCGGTACCTCGGGGTGAAGGAAGAGCCCATCGGCTCGAACCACGGGACCTGCGTCTCCTATTGGCTGAAGGAAGCCGGGGTGGCCGACGGCCTGCCCTGGTGCGCGGCGTTCGTGCACTCAGTGGGCGTGCAAGCGCTCGGGCGCCAGAATTGGAAGCTCCCGGCGACGGCGTCAGTCGCGACCCTGGCCGCTTGGGGCGCGACGCAGGGGAACGTCCTGAAGACGCTCCCGCAGCGTGGCGACATCTTCCTGCTCTGGGAGCCGGGACTCGTGCCCGCGCGCTTCGGGCACACAGGATTCGTCACCCAGGTTGCCCAGAACAGCATCGAGACCCTTGAGGGTAACACCAACTCCGGGGGCTCGCGTGAGGGCTTTGGGGTGTTCGCCCGGACGCGCCCGCTCTCCCCGAGCACGCGGTACCTGCGGTGGGCGGAAGCGTGAACGATCGCTTCATCCCGATCTTCCCGCCTCCGGGCCTCTACCAGAACGGTACGAAGTACCAGTCCAAGGGCCGGTGGTTCGACGGCAACCTCGTGCGGTTCTACGAGGGGATCGTCGGGCCCATTGGCGGGTGGAGGCCGGTGCTGGACGACTCAGTGTCGCCGGCGCCGCTCTCGGTTGCGGCCGACCCTCGCATGGCACTCGGCTGGAAGTCGAACGACGAGATCAGCTTCATGGCCGTAGGATCGACCACAAAGCTGCAGCGGTACTCGGACGGTGTCGTCAATGACATCACGCCAGTCGGACTCGCAGTTGGAAATGTCGACGGAAAGTACACCGCCGGCGGCTACGGCGAGGGCCCCTACGGCGCGGGTAACTACGGCACGGGTACTGGCGCGGTGACGCTGATCCCAGCGGATACGTGGCAACTCGACAACTTCGGGGAAGACCTGATCGCCTGCTACACGGCCGACGGGCGCATCTTCATCGCCCTCTTCGACGGCAACCCCGCGAGCCCGCTCTCCGGCGCGCCCATCAGCAACAACGGCGTCGTCGTGACCCCAGAGCGCTTTCTGGTGGCGCTCGGCGCCGGCGGCGATGGCCGCACGGTGCAGTGGGCCTCCCAGGAGTCCACGACCGATTGGGTCGCGACGGACGTGAACAGCGCGGGGCAATTCGAGTTGGCGACGAAAGGCCGACTCCTGGCCGGCCGGCGCGGACGCCTGCAGACCATGCTCTGGACCGACGTCGACGTGTACACGATGACGTTCGTCGCGGGCAATGCGGTCTACAGCTTCCAGCAGGTCGGGGACAACTGCGGGGTCATCAGCCCGAACGGCATGATTACCATCGGCGACGTCTCCTACTGGATGGGTCGCGAGGGCAAGTTTTTCAAGTACGATGGCGCCCTGCAGCCGATCAAGTGTGACCTGATCGACTTCCTGCGCACGGACCTGAATCAGGAGCAGCAGTCAAAGGTAGTGGCCGTCCCGAACACGTTGTTCGACGAGGTGATCTGGTTCTACCCTGGCGTCGGGCAGGTCGGCACGGAGAACGACCGCTACATCGCCTACAACTACGTGGACGGGACGTGGACGAAGGGCTTGCTCGGGCGCGGCGCTGCCATTGACCGGGGCGTCTTCGACCGGCCGGTCTACGTGGACGCCATCGGTGGCCTGTGGGAGCATGAGTATGCGGACTCGCGCCCCGGCGCCGGCCTCCCGTTCATCGAGAGCGGCCCCATCGAGCTTGTGGACGCGGACGTCATGCGCCAGTGGTCCGGCACGCAGGCCCTGATGAAGGTGAACCGCTACATCCCCGATGCGCACACGCTTGGGGAGACGCGCCTGTTCTTCTACAAGGCGCTGTTCCCGACGGACGTGGAGACACTCGTGGGTCCGATCAACGCCGCGCAGCCGACGTCGCTCCGCTTCCAGAGTCGTATCGTCCGCCTGCGCATCGAAGAGGTGACGCCGTCCGCATGGAGGGTGGGCGTGCCTCGGTTGGGGGTCACCCCGGGAGACATGCGCTAATGGCGATCCGTGGGACGCAAGCATCGCCTATCAAGCTGCCGAAGGCGCCGGACAAGTACAACCGGGAGGATCAGGACCGGACGCGCCGGCTGATTGAGTTGGTGCTGTCGCAGATGGGGCTCTCGATCCAATTCCTCAACACTGCGCCGCCGGCCGGTGATCTGGACTTCATCCCCGCGTCGCCGGTCCACGGCACGGTGAACGCCGTGGGCACTGGCGGTCCCGGCGACTTTCCATTCATCCAGTTGCTCAACCCCGCGAATTCGGGGACGCTGCTGGTGGTCTACCTGATCCAGGGGATGCAGGACTCCGCGCTCGATCCAGCAAACGTGCGGATGCGCATCACGACGTCCCCGAAGACCTTCGACGTCCTTCAGGCGACGTCGACACTCGCCCATCTGGACGAGCACGACACGACCGCCATTGTCGGGAAGTTGAAGGGCGGTGCGACGGTGACGAACCCGTTCACCGACCTGCAGTCCCAGCAGGCGACCCCGTTCCGCAAGATTTCGAGTTACCCCTCGTATGCGATGCGGGACCTGCACGCGTGGGGGCACATGCCTCTGATCCTTCTGCCCGGGTCTGCCATTGAGTTGACCGATCCTCGGAATTCGAGCGATGGGTACATGCAGACCTACATGGTCTGGGACGAGGTGGCGCTCAGTCAACCGCTGGGATCAACTCCGGTCGTGGCCCTCCCGGCGCCCCGTAGCGCGATCCTCGGGGGCTTCCAGACGGGTGAAGGTATCGTCTCGGTGAGCGGGCAGATGATGCTCACACAACTGTTCAACCCGGGCCCAAATCTCCTACGCGTCCTCAACATCGGGATTTCCTCGAACCAGTCCGGGCCGACCGCGATTCGACGGACGTCGGAGCCGACGTTCCTCGCGACGTGGAGCCAGTTTTCCCCATCGCTGCGCATGGACCGACGTTCACAGCAGCCGGTGACCGGCATCCTGCGGTTCTCGACGCAGGGCGGCGCGCCCCTCTTCACCGATCACTTCTGGCGCGAAGAGAAGACCGGCGTCGCCGAGCCAGCACTCCCCTTCACCGCCGAGCCCCTGCGGGTCGGTTCCTTCCCGATCATCATCAAGCCCGGGTCCGCCATCGAAGTCGCGACCGTCGCGACATCCTCCGCGCAGAATGGCGCCCCGTACACCATCGTCTTCCTCTGGGATGAAATCCCGACCACATAATGGCTGACCTTCGAATTCCGATCTCGCCCATCCACGGGATGGTGAACACCGTCGGAGATGCAACGCATGGACCCTTCCTGCAACTGGCGAACCCGATTGGGTCACCGGTGGCGCTCCGCATCTATGAGTTGATGCTCGGGGCCAGTATCGCGAGCGGCACGAGCCGGATGCGGATGCAGCGGACGGCCGCCCCGAGCACCCTCGGCGGCACGGTAACGACCGCGAATCTCTTTCACCGGGACGAGACGAACACTGCGACGATCAACGCCATCCTCAAGGGCTGCACGGCGGTGGCGACCGCGCTCTTCGCGGAAGCGAACGGGTGGTGGTTCGACCGGTTGAACGCAGACAGCGTGAACACATATCAAGAGTACCAGATCATTCGCCCGGGGGCGTTCCCCCTCATTATCAAACCGGGGTCGGCTCTGGAAATTGCGAGCCCGGACGCGAGCGCGACCAACGCGCTGCGCGCATACGTAGTCTTCGACGAGGTTTAAGATGCCTGTTGACCCTGGTGCAGTTGGTTCGGACGCCGCAGCCGGCGCGTCCTTCGGCCCGTGGGGCGCCCTCGCGGGCGCGGGCATCGGCCTGCTTGGGGGCCTGTTCAACGGCGGCCCGCAGACGCAGACGGTCACGAACACCGGCGATCCTGCACTCGGGCAGTACCTGCAGTACGTGCGGCAGATGGCCCAGCAGGGGTACGGAAATCTGAACAGCCCCAGCGTCAGCCCGGGATTCACGAACAGCATGCAGTCCCTCGGACAGATGGGCAGCATGGGCACAGACGCGATGTCCGCGATGCTCGGGCTCAATCCCGCTGGGCAGTCGGCGGCGATGAACCCGTACATGAGTGCCATGAACCCCGTCTTCGACCGACTGCGGCAGGCCGCCGTCTCGAACGCGCGGCTCGGGTCGTCTTCGCCCTTCGGGATCGGCCAGCGCGAAGGTCTGGCGCAGTCCGCCGCGCTCAACGGGGTGGGACAGCAGGAGGCCCAATTCAACTACCAGGGCTTCTCAGATGCGATGAACCGCTTGCAGGGTGCGGCGGGTATGGGACTCAGCGCCGATCAGGCCATGCAGTCAGGCGGCCAGTGGCAGACCATGCTCCCGATGCTCTGGCAGCAGATGCGGATGGGCCTGCTCTCGCCGGGACTGATGTCCAACGGCGCGAACACTCAGACCAACGAAATCCCGAACACCACGAACCCCATAGAGAGCGGGATCGGGGGCGCGCTCGCGGGCTCGCAGATTTGGAACCAGATGCACGGCGCCCCGGGCGGCAATCCGCGCGCAGTCGCGGCCGGCCCCGGAGGCCCGTCTACGGCGTACTCGGGTAACAGCCGCGTCGCCAACTTCGGCATGGGATGGAGTTGATATGGACCTTGCAGCGCTGAGTGTCATGATGGGCCAGCCGATGGGCGGCGGGTCCCCTGCAGGGGGCGCCGGCGGCGCGCCCGCGAGCCCCCCTCCTCCGACGGGTGGGGGCGGCGGTGGGCCTTCGATGGACGCTGCGTTCCCTGACCAGGGCTACGGGGACGTGCTTGGGCCAGAAGCGATCAAGGCTGCTCGACAGGCTGCACTTTTTCGGGCGGGCCTCTCCCTGATGGCCGCTGGTGGCCCGCGCCCGAAGGGCACCCGGAACATGGGGGCGGACCTGCTCAACGCGTTCGACCCCAACTACTACAACTCCGAGATCGACCGGCAGGTGCAGGCGCGCCAGACCGGGATGCAGTTTGCCGCCCAGCGCGGGATTCAGCAGGTCTCGCAGAAGTACCGGCAGACGGACCCGAATGAGAGTCCGGTCGGCCGTGCGAACCGCATCGCCTCAATGGCATCGGAGCTTGCGCAGTACGGCCCGATGGGCATTCAGGCCGCCGGCCAACTGTCGAGCATCGCGAAGAACCTGCATGACTCGATCCCCTCGACGGAGCTTGTCGAGGGCGTCGACGACCAGCAGGGGTCGCCGACGGCGGGACAGCGTGGGCACTGGCTCGTGAACAAGGAAGACGGCTCCCACATTCAATTCTACCCGCTCGGCAGCGTCCTCACGCCGTCAGAGCAGGCGTCGCACGCGCAGGAAGTCCTCTCCAGCTTCG